CTTCAACATCCACACGTCACAAACTTGCAGCAATTCGTATACTTGCAAAGTCTGCGAGAGCCGAATCCCTCTTCTCCTGGTTGTAAGTCGAGGTAAGACCGTGCACGTGATTTGCGCGCCTTTGAGCGGCATCCAGATACCCACGCGACCTCTTTGCGAAAGGAATAAGATGATGATTTCCCTTACACACAAAGGCTACGAACTCTTTAAACAATGGATGATCTACACAATTTTCAAGAATCATGAACTGACGAACAGAGAACATGTCGCCGTCCCACTCTTCTGGGTTGTGGTATCTTTCTGGATAGACACTACTCTTCAAAGCCCGAATGGTAGAGTATACACCACGCAGAAGGTTACCCGTTTCTTGAAAATACCCGCGTTGAAATAGTCGCTGGAGTGTCTTAACTTGGTCACGCTCTGCGGTTGTTTTCTCAGCTTTAATTTGCTGACCCACAGAAGTGCCCAGTTGTTCAAGCCATCTCTTGAACTCATCACCCGTCCTAGTGATTGATGCCCATGCCATGTCGTCACCGATTCCATAGAGTGCTAAAACATTGTTATCAAGTAAGTGTGCGTACTCACCTAATATCATGTCGAACACAGTCTCGATGAAGTTGGTCCAGTTTGAGCCTGACGAAACGCCATGACTACCCACTAGCATGTATTCTAGACCAATTACTAATGGTATGTCGTGCATGTAAGTGATTGACTCACGTAATTCTGCACGATACGCAGGCTGAAAACACTGTTCAAGCACGTCACTGACTTCTAACGATGTGCTCTTCTGGAAATGCGCATCGGTGGAGCTGAAGTCGGAAGCGGCTACCATGAAACCTTTCCTGTACGTGTTCGTGACTCTTGATCGTACTTGCTCGAATCCTTTCCATGGACTGAAAAAGGATTCAGCTAGATAAGAAGTCATCAATACCTGCTGCAAAGGTTGGAAGAATGCGCCCTCGACGAGATTAACTGCCATTGGATACATCCATACTAGTCGCGTTTTCTTGTTGTACGTTCTGAACAACGCAATAGCAGGTTGCTTTCGCCATTCACCAGATTTTGCATCCTCAATTGCCTTTGCTTTGGCTTCCGGATCCTTACGCGGTATGTGGAGCGGCCAGCCAGATTTTGAGTCGAGTGTGTCTCTTGCACGCATGTCTTCGACAACACTCTCATACGACGCCGGGCGGAGAGATCGTGCGCCTGCACGATACAGCCTGTTAACAACTACTCGCTTAGCTTCGCGCCATTCGCGGCGCCTGAAGCCGGGCGTACGCTTTGGGCTGTCCTCAATCAGATATCCTTGCTCTAAAATGTCCTCGAGCTCGGCGATTGGTTTGTGCCCACCCTGGGGTCCCCACTTCTCAAGTTGAGAAGCGTCGAATTGGTACACATTGTTTAAATGCTGGTCAGCGTTTGACTTCAGAACTTCCAGCTGTGCACACCAGGTGTGGAGTACTTCTTCAGGAGACATCGACAGATTGCCGTGTTTACCATCGTATAGCCACGATCTTGGCGTAGCTGACTTTTCTGATGATAAAGAACTAAGGTAACCTTTGAGACTATCATGTTCCTGGATTGTTTTGATCATTTCTTCGGTTAGCTTGATCTTCATAACCTAACCTCCTTTCAATAAATAATGTGTTTACTGAAAATTTA